ATGCCACAGGCGCTGAAATGGACAGAGACGGCCGATGCGGCCATCAGGTCGATGCGTGCGGATGGACGGACATGGGAGGCGATCGGGGCGAGCCTTGGGCTGTCTCGTAACACCGTGATCGAGCGGGGGCGGCGTTTATGTGCGCTGGCGCCGAAGCGACAGGTTCAGCCGGCTTGTGTGCGCCCGGCGTCCGAGGACCCGAACCGGGCGGCTTTGCCGGCCGGGCATCCGCTGACTTGGCGACTGCTGAGTGAGGAAGACTATCCGCAATTTCAGAGCTTTCGGGAGAGTTTTGCGGGCGGGCGGCGGGGCGATGGACGCGCTGCCGAGGGGTGCAAGGATGATGGCCCTGGTGCCGCGATACGTGCGACGATTGCCGCCGGTTGCGCGGCGTGAGCAGCCTGGCGGCTGGCACGGCCGATGGGCGCGTGGCGGGGACGTGCAGGCATTTGGGCCAGAGATACTGTCATTGCGGATTGGCAAGAGGACGTCCACGGATACTGGGCCCGCTGGGCTGAGGCGGATGCCGACGGGCGGGATTTCCACTAACAAAATAGCGGCGCGAGCCGGGCTGGAATGTTTTACGCAATAAATGGAGATGACATGAATTCCATCACACGTGTGTTACCGGCGGGGCAAAATCTTTCGTCCGGGATAAAAGGGATGCGGCCGTTTGTTGCGGGTTTGACACCACCGAAGGATGCCGCCGCAGTTATTGCACGACTAGAGGATGCAGGCGCTGCATTGTTGGCGATGCCAACGACTGGTTATTCAACCCGCATGCGGCAGATGCGTTTCGATATCGTTCATACCGCGTTGGAAGCCTATGGCTGGGAGGCGCCGGCTTTGCGGGCGCCGGCGCCAAATGCCGCTTCCATTACGGCGATGGACGAGGCATTTGGCTGGCTGGGGCTGATCCCGGAGGCGAATTTTGTGCTGCGCCGAATTCTGGGCGCGCGTGCCCTGATACACCCGCTAACGGGGCGGCATTTATTCCCCTGGCGGCGGCTCGCCACCATTCTGGGGGCGGACCACAAATCCGTGCAGAGGTGGCATCGGCAGGGGGTCGATTTGATTTTGCGCGCTGTCTCCGGCCGGTGAAGACAGCTGGTTTGAGATGGTGGCCAAGGCCTGTTGCAGGGTTTGCCGCGGGATGGCCAACTTGCCGAAGCGCAGGACGTGGCGGCCTGGGTTGGGATGAGGGGCGATGGTCTGGATGATCAGCGCATTTGGCAGCAAATGCGTGGATTTGATGGATGAAGCGGGAAAATGCTGGCGGTCGAGCGCGGTTGGGCCAGGGTGGAATGTGATTCCGGTGCTGGTGATGCTGGCGCGCAGGCGTACCGCGCCATCGGCGCGCCGGCGGCGGGCGGCTTTGACGGCGGCCGACATGGTGATGATGCTGGCGGCGGCGAGTGCGAGAAGAATGATGCCAAAAAATGGGCTGGGCGCGCCGGCGCGGAGGAACAGGAAGGGGGCCGTGATGCTGAGGCCCAGAATAATGATAACGATGAAGGCCGGCGGGTTTGCGGGGGGCGGCCCGGCGATGAGGTTGGCGGGGGCGGAGGTGTCTATATCCACGACCGGGACTTCAGCACGGTGCCCAGATCGCTGATTTGTAAACATTTCATCACCGCTAATTATGTCAGAGTGTGACATTTTTACTATTTCCAGGGCAACCCCAATTTGTTACAAAAAATTCAGATTTGGTGGTTGTTTACCCGGAATGGACAATTTGGCTCCCCATGAATCGCTGGATTGGTTTATTGCTGATCGCGTCTATCGCAGGGCCGGTTCCCGCGGCGAGGGCGGCTGACCCGGCGATTTCCGCGGCCGAAACGTCTGTTTGGCTGGGGCTAACCGGCGGTTATGGCAATGACCAGGGGCAAGACGGGTCGCAGATGAGCGAATCCGGGGCGTTGCTTGGGATATCGACCGGGATTAGCGCGCTGACGCCGTCTGGTTTGGCGCGGTATGGGCTGCCGGACCTTTATACCGAGGTCGAATACGGGTTTGCCGCCGGGTTTTTAAATGAGCATGGCAATTTGAATGGCCCCGCGGCGAGCCCTTATGAGGCGCATGACGATGCTTATTACAACACCGCGATTGTACGGCTTGGGATCGGCGCGCCGGTCGATGGGGGGCGGGAAGTGATCCCTTATGTCGCGGGCGGGTATCAGAGCTGGAACCGCTCTACGGCCGGAAATGGCGAATATGACCAGGCGGGGCTGATTGGCGGCGGGTTGCGGTTTGATGTGGTTAGTACGCCGTTGCTGATATTGAGCGCGCAGGCGGAGGGGTTGGCGGTGATCGGCGGGGAGACATCCGTGCCGTCCCGGAATTTTTCCGGGAGTTTTGGGACCGGCGCGCAGGAGCGGGTGGCGCTCGATGCGGATTACCGGCTGCATGGCACCTGGCACGCTTATGCCGGGCTTGGGGTGACCCATTACGGCGAGGGTGGTGAGAGGCTGGGCGCGAAATTGAGTGAAGCGCCTTTGAGCTCGGCTTTGCAGGTGGATTCGATGTTCGGGGTGGCTTACGGATTCTAGGTTAATAATTTTATCAAACATCCTGTTACTTTCGCTTGCCCACATTCCCCGGATTGGATTATAGATTCCGGCATACTGGTTCTACAGCCCACCAAGAGAGATATTCATTTAACTGATGCCGGCAGGACCTGGATTTTTCGGGTTTGCCGAACATGTTCTGGCGGTGCAGGACCAGGCCCCTGCCCCGCATCATAAGGCGCTGATCGCGCGGCTTGAGGATGTAGCCGAGGGCCGGTGTGACCGGTTGATGGTGCAGATGCCGCCGGGTTCGGCCAAGTCGACTTATGGGTCCGTACTGTTTCCGGCGTATTTTTTTGGGCGGCATCCGGGCAGCCAGATTATTGCGACCGCGCATACGGCATCTCTTGCCGAGCATTTTGGCCGGCAGGTTCGCCGGGTGATTGCCGAGAATGCCGATGTGCTTGGGCTGGCGCTGGCCAAGGATGATAAGGCGGCGCGGCGGTTTTCTATGCAGGACCGCAGCGCGTATTTTGCGGCCGGGGTGGCCGGGCCGATTACCGGGCGGCGGGCTGATCTGATCTTGATCGATGACCCGCTGAAATCCTGGGCGGAGGCGGAGAGTGCCGCGAGCCGCGAGGCGCTTTATGATTGGTATCGGGCTGAATTGACCGCGCGGTTGAAGCCGAAGGGCCGGATTGTGCTGATTATGACACGCTGGCATGAAGATGATCTGGCGGGGCGGTTGTTGCGGGGGCCGGGTGACTGGCAGACGCTGACGCTGCCGGCTTTGGCGGAAGAGAATGATCCGCTCGGGCGCCGGCCTGGTGAGGCGCTTTGGCCGGAATGGCAGCCGCTCGACGCGATTTTGCAGCGCCGGGCCGAGGTAGGTGAACGGGTGTTTTCGGCCCTTTACCAGCAGCGGCCGAAGCCTCCTGAAAGTACGCTGTTCGATACGAAGAAGATCAATCTCGTCTCAGAAGTGCCTGAGTTGAAGAGGGTGGTTCGGGCTTGGGATCTGGCGGCGACGCTGCCGGCGCCCGGGCGTGACCCGGATTTTACCGTTGGGCTGAAGCTGGGGCTGACGGCTGAGGGCAAACTTGTGGTGCTCGACATTATTCGGATGCGCGGGACGCCGGGGCAGGTTGAAGCGGCCATCAAAACCGCCGCGGAACGCGATGGCCGGGCGGTGGTGATTGCGCTACCGCAGGATCCGGGCCAGGCCGGGGTTTCGCAAATCGCGTATTTGAAGCGCAGCCTTGAGCCGTACCGGGTGCAGGCGACGGCTGAGAGCGGGGCCAAGGCCACGCGCGCGATGCCGGCGGCGGCGCAGATGGATGCTGATAATATTTTGCTTCTGACGGCGGCGTGGAATCAAAAATTCATCGCTGAGTTGGATGCCTTTCCGGAGTCCGGGAAGGATGACCAGGTTGATGCGTTTTCACGCGCTGTGACGACCATCATCAACGACCCTGATAACCCGGCCCGGCGGCTACATGTGCCGCTGGTGGGACGGTGAAATTCTCCTTCGCATAGAGGCCGCATGTTCGAGACGATTTGTGATACGATTCCGGCCGATAGCGCGCTGCCCGCGCGGACGCGGCGGCTGGATATTTTGCGGCGGGTTCTGGATGGGACCATTTATGATGGTCTGGCCTATCAGTTTCATGAGGAGCGCAATGGCGCCGGCGAGTATGTGCCGCTGCGCATGCGAAAGCCATCAGTCCGGTATGGGCTATGCCGGGTGGTGGTTGAGGATTCGGTGGCGCTGTTGTTCAGCGATGCGCATTTTCCGGTGATTGACTGTGCGGATGCGGATTTGGCCGCTGTGTTGGCTGATTTGATGGATGAGACGCGACTGAATGCGGTGATGATTGATGCGGCGATCCGTGGGTCCGTGGGGTCGGTGGCGGTATTGCTGCGGGTGTTGCAGGGGCGTGTGTATTTTTCGGTGTTGGAGAGCCTTTATCTGACGCCGCAATGGGATGCGGGGGCGCCCGACACGCTGGCCCAGGTGACCGAAAAATATAAGGTTGGTGGGGAGGATTTGCTGGCGCAGGGTTATGCCGATGTTGATGCGGCGGCGGTGTATTGGTTTCAGCGTATTTGGGATGCCGAGGCGGAGACGTGGTATCTGCCATGGGCGGTGGACGACCAGCTTGCGCGCCCGGTTGTGGATGAGCGGCGAAGCGTGGTGCATGGGCTGGGGTTTGTGCCGCTGGTTTGGATCAAAAACCTGCCGGGCGGCGATGGGGTGGATGGGGCGTGTACGTTTCGTGCGGCGATCGAGACCAATATCGAAATCGATTATCAGCTGAGCCAGGCCGGGCGCGGGCTGAAATATAGTTCGGACCCGACATTGCTGATCAAGGAGCCGGCGATCGCGGATTCCGAGGTTGTCAAAGGTGCCGGAAACGCTTTGGTGGTTTCCGAAAAGGGTGATGCGAAATTATTGGAGATTGGGGGCACGGCATGCGAGGCGGTGATTTCCTATGTCCGGACGCTGCGGGAATTTGCGCTGGAAGCGGTGCATGGCAACCGGGCGAGTGCTGACCGGCTGACGGCCGCGCAATCTGGCCGGGCGCTGGAGCTTATGAACCAGGGGCTGATTTGGCTCGCGGATAATCTGCGCATTTCCTACGGCGATGGCGGCGTGCTGGCCTTGCTGAAAATGGTGATGCGGGCATCGAATGTGTATCCGTTGCAGGTGATGGGGCAGAATGTTGCGCCGATGGATGTTAGCCAGCGGATTAATTTGCGGTGGCCGCGATGGTATCCGCTTTCGGCCGATGACCGGCTGAAGGAGGCGCAGGCGATTGCGACGCTGACCGGGGCTGGGCAGCTATCCCGCGCGACGGCTGTGAAGACGCTGGCGGCGAGCCATGGCGTTGCGGATGTTGAGGCTGAGCTTGATGCCATTGATCAGGATATTCCATGACAGATGAGACGAATGACGGGGCTGAAGAATGGCAGTCCCGCGCTGAGATTGCTGAGGCGGCGTTGGCAAGTTTGCAGGCGCAGGCTGATGCGCGGTTGATCCGTGCCGAGCTGAAGGCCGAGGCGGTGCGCGCGGGAATGATCGATTTGGATGGGTTGAAGCTGCTGGATTTGGGCGGTGTGACGCTTAACCAGAATGGCGAGTTGCCGGATGCGGCGGCGCTGCTGGGGAAATTGAAGCGGACGAAACCGTGGCTGTTTGGCAATGCGGCGTCATCCTCGGTCGCGGCGAATGCGCCGCGGCCGGAGCCGCCGCGGATGCGCCATGCGAATGAATTGAGCCATGAGGAATGGGTGGCGGCACGGGCGGCGTTGTTGCGGCGGCGTTGAGCCGCGGAAGTCACGCCCGTTGAAGCGGGCCAGATGCGTTGTAATTCCAAACAATTGAAGGGTTTTGGCGGATGGGTATTCAGAATTTTCCGGCGGCTTTGCAGCCGATTATCCAGCAAGGGTTTCTGGAGCGTGAATTTGAGATGTCGCTCAAATCGCGGCTTGGCTACCGGTTGATCGCGGACCGGGAGGAATTTTCGGTGGGGATTGGCGAGACGCTGACCAAGACGCGCGCGGGGTTGAAGCCGAGCGTGACGGTGCCGCTGGTGGCGGCGAGCAATACGAATTTGGATAATGGGCTGACGAGCACGAGCTGGGGCGTTGAGCAGTACACCATCACGTTGAATTTTTATGCGGCGACGCAGGATTTGAACATGGTGACCAGCCGGGTGGGAATCGCATCGCAATTTTTGCAGAATGCGGCGACCAATGGCGAGCAGGCGGCGCGCAGCCTGGATGAGCTGGCGCGTAATGCGCTATTCGCGCCGTATTTTGGCGGCAATACGCGGGTTTTGACCACGCTGGGATCAGCCGGGCCGAATCTGGAGGTTGATGACGTTCGCGGTTTTCAGACGGTATTTGTCAATGGCGTGCAGCAAAATGTTGCTGCCGGCAATCCGTTGACTGTGACGGTGGGGAGCAATGCTTATACCGTGGTGGGCGTGACGCCGGATGCGACCAATGTGTCTTCAGCACCCGGCGGGATTTCCGGATCGTTGCAGTTTTCGGGCAATGTGACTGTTGCGGATGGCACGGCGGGCAATGCCGTGCGGGCGGCGACGGCGAGTTCGATCGTGCGGCCTTTGGGGCGGGCGACGACTGCTGCGCTAACAGCGAGCGATACGCTGGCAATGTCCAATTTGCTGGATGCGGTGGCGCTGCTGCGGCGCAATGCGGTGCCGTTGGTGGATGGAGTTTATAATTGCTATCTCGACCCGGTTTCCGCGCGGCAGCTGTTTTCGGACCCGGATTTCAAACAGTTATTTCAGGGGGCGACATCATCGAACCCCGTGTTCCGGCAGGGGATGGTGAGTGATTTTCTGGGGCTGCGGTTTATCACCACCACGGAAGCCTATGTGCAGAATCATCCTTCGATCACGGGCCTCACGGTGCGCCGGCCGATTGTTTGCGGGCAGGGCGCGCTGATCGAGGGCGATTTTGCGGGGATGGCGGCCGATGATGTGGCGCCCAAGGATAGCCTGGTGAATGTGATCGATAATGTTGCGATGGTGACACGCGAGCCGATTGACCGGTTGCAGCAGATTATTGCGCAAAGCTGGTATTGGATTGGGGGATTCTGTGCGCCATCCGACACCACCACCACGCCGATGACGGTGCCGACCGCGACCAATGCGAATTACAAGCGGGCGGTGATGATCGAGCATATCGGTTGATGGAGGCGGGCAGATGGCAAGTGGTGCAACTCAGCCGTTCCGGCCTGCGGGTACGGTAACGGTTCCGGCGTCGACGAGCTCGGCCGCCGGTGCGCTGGTGGGCGGGGGATCGGCGGTGCTGGTTTATAACGCCAGTGCGGCGACGGCGTTTTTCCGGCTGGGGGCGGCTGGCGCGCTCAGCGCGTCCAACGCAGATACGCCGGTGCCGGCGGGGAGCCGGATGCTGGTGGATGGCGGGCCGTTTGTAAGCCAGGCGGCGGTGGTTTTGAGCGCCGGGACGGGGAATGTGTATTTCACGCTGGGCGACGGGGACACGTACTGAAATGTCAGGCAGCGTTGCGACCGCGTTTACCGATGCGCAGAAGACGGATATTCGGCGGTTTTGCGGTTATCCGGCCTATGGGGCGGGGGCGGCGGGGTTTGAGTCCTGGCGGTTTTTTCAGGCTTATGGGACGCTGGAATACCGGCTGAACAATCTGGCGCCGGCGGAAATTGCGGTGACGCTGCAATATATCTCGACACTGGCGACGCTGGAGGCGGCGATTCCGCCGGCATCCAATAATCTGGATACGGAGAGTGCGGCGGCGTGGACTCATAACGCGAATGAAACGGTGGACCGGACTGCCTTGTTCGATAATTGGCGGCGGCGGCTTTGCGGGTTTTTGGGTGTGCCGCCGGGGCCGGGGCTGAACAATGCCGGCGTGACATTGGTGGTTTAGCGATGGATGGGGTGAAACTGGCGGACCGGCTGGCCTATGGCGCCGGATGTGCCGCGCGCCGGGTTGGGTTTTTGCACGATGCGTACCGGCCGGATGGGCCGGAGGCGCCGGTTGAGCTGGGTAAGCGGTTTTTGCGGCTGGCGGTGGCGTTTGTGCTGCCTGGGGGCAGCGTGGCGGCGCCGAGCGGGTTTGGCGTGCCGTTCCGCCAGGCCTGGGCGGATTGGAGCTATTTGCGGGTTGGCGATTATCTGGCTGGGCCGGAGGGGGTTGTGTTTATCGCCGCGATTGAGCCGCCGAAGCCGATGTTGGTGGTGATGACCAACACGATTCTGGGGCTCTGGCGGCCGGCGGCGCCGGTGATGGCGGGGATCAACCCGTATGGCGCGGTGGTGCCGCGGACCGAGACGGCGTTGATTTCCGGCTTTCCAGCGAGCCTGCTGGTGGGCGGGATTGGGGACCGCACGCGGGCTGGGCTGCCGGATGATACGCGGGTGCCGGGGTTTATTGCGCTGTTGCCGGCGGTGGAGTGCGTGCAGCCGCGGGTTGCGGATATTTTGACCAATGAGCGCGCCGAGCGGTTTGTGGTGACGGCGGTGGAGCTGGTGAATGGGGTGTGGCGGCTTTCCCTTGTGCAGGCGGTGAGCTGATGGCTGACCAATCCGATGTGGAGAGCGCGCTGGCCGCGATTCTGGCCAATGCGCTGTATCCGAACGGGACCGGCGCGCCGAGTGTGATTGGCAATGTCTGCCGGGTGTATCGGGGTTATCCTAATGCGCCGTCGCTCGATGCGGATCTGGCGGCCGGGGTTTTGCATGTATCCGTGGCGGCCACGGGGACGATTAAGAATGTGACGCGGTATCCGCGGATTTGGCAGAGCGTGGCGCCGGTGCCGGCGAGTTTGACGGTGGCGGTGCAGACGCAGTCTGCCACGTTTGCGGGGCGCTGCGCCGTGGGGCAGTTGGCGGGGGTTGCGGTGAATGGGGCGCTCTTCCCGTACGCCGTGCAGGGCAGCGACACGCCGGCGACGGTGGCGAGCAATCTGGCGGCATTGCTGCGCGCGGCGGATATTTTTGTCGACTATGCGGGGAGCACGATTGGCGTGCCCGGTGCTGAAATGTTTACCGCGCGGGTTGTTCATGGTGCTGGGGCGTTGCAGGAGATTAAACGCCAGGCGCAGGATTTCAAAATTAGCCTATGGTGCCCGGACCCGATGAGCCGGGATGCGGCGGCGCCGGTGATTGATGATGCGCTGGCCGTCCTGGGGTTTTTGGCGTTGGCGGATGGGTCTTCGGCGCGGCTGATTTTCGCCGGTTCCACGGCGCAGGATGATGGTGCTGATGCGACGCTGTACCGGCGCAATATCGTCTACAGCGCTGAATATCCGACGACGATTTCGCAGATCACGCCTGCGATGCTGTTTGGCACCGGCGCATTCGACGCCAATGCCGCGTTCGTTGAAAATCTGAACATTTAAAAGGAAGAGTCATGAGTTTTCAGCTTGTGGTGCTGAAACCCTTTCGGGGTTTCAGCCGTGGCGACGTGATTTCCGAGCCTGGCGTGATCGCCAAAATTCTGGCGGGGCCGGAAGCGGGATCGGTTGTGCGTGTGACGGCGAAGGAGGGCTGAGAAATGCCGATTTCCGCCCTTGGGGCATTGAATACGACGGCGCTGATTGTGCCGGATTTATACGTGCAGATTGTGCCGCCGCAAAGCCTGCTGCTGAACGGCGTGCCGACGGATATTCTGGGCGTTGTGGGGACGGCGAGTTGGGGGCCGGTGGGCGAGCCGACGATTATCGGCACCATGAGCGCTTATGCAGCGAGTTTTGGGCCAGTGATTGCGCGCAAATATGATATGGGCACGCAGGTGGCGACCGCGGTGCAGCAGGGGGCGGCGAATTTCCGTTGCGTGCGTGTGACGGATGGGAGCGATACTGCGGCGAGTGTTTCTCTGCTTGGCGCGATCAGCTTTACGGCACTATATACCGGCAGCCTCGGCAACCAATTGACGCTGACTCTGGGTGCTGGGTCGGCTGCGAATTCCTGGCGGCTGACGGTGGCGCTGCCGGGGTTGAGACCGGAGGTGTTCGACAACATCACCGGCAGCGGAGCGGCGTTCTGGACGGCTCTGGCGCGGGCGGTGAATAACGGCAATGGGGCGTTGCGCGGGCCATCCCAACTGGTGGCGGCAAGTGTGCTTTCCGCCAATGCGACGCCGCTGGCGGGGATTTATCCGTTTTCGGCCGGGACGCCGGGGAGTGATGGGGCGGTGACGATTTCCGCGGCGACGCTTGTGGGGAGTGATACGCTGCCGCGAACGGGAATGTATGCGCTGCGCGGCCAGGGCTGCGCGCTGGCGCTGCTGGCCGACAGCGATGATGCGACGCAATGGAGTGTGCAGGCGTCGTTTGGGCTTTCAGAAACCATCTACATGATTCTGACGGGGCCGGCCGGCGATACGATACAAAATGCGGCGGCAGCGAAGGCGGCGGCGGGGATCGACAGCTATGCGGTGAAGCTGATGTTCGGCGATTGGGTGTATTGGTATGACCAGGCGAATGCGCTGACGCGGCTGGTCTCTCCACAAGGGTTTGTGGCGGGGCGGTTGGCGAATTTGTCGCCTGCGCAATCATCGCTCAACAAGCCGCTTTATGGCTTGGTGGGGACGCAGAAATCTGGTCAGCCGGGGGTTGGGACGGCGACGACTTATGCGACGGCTGATCTTTCCGCGCTGCTTTCCGCCGGGATCGACGTGATTGCGAATCCGCAGCCGGGCGGGGCGTATTGGGGGGTGCGGGGCGGGCATAATGCGTCTTCCAACGCCGCCATTCAGGGTGATAATTATACGCGGCTGACGAATTACATTGCGACCACGCTTTCCGCCGGGATGGGCGCGTATGTGGGGCAGTTGGTGAATGCCACGCTGTTCCAGAACATTCGCGCGACGCTGCTGGCGTTTTTGAATGGGCTGCTCGGCCAGGGGTTGCTGGGGAGCACCGATGGGTCTCTGCCGTTTGCGGTGGTGTGCGATACCAGCAACAACCCGGCGAGCCGCACGGGCCTGGGGTATGTGCAGGCGGATGTGCAGGTGCAGTACCAGGCGATTAATGAGAAATTCATCGTCAATGTGCAGGGCGGGCAGACCGTGCAGGTGAGCCAGCAATTGGTGCCGAGCGCCTAACAGGGAGATAGCAAATGCCGTTTAATATGTTTTCGGTTGGCAGCGATTGCCAATTGGTGGTGATGGGGCCGTTCGGCCGGGTGGATTTGGCGCATGTGACCGGGTTTGAGGCGAGCCAGGTGACGCAGGCGATCCGCGTGGACCGGCTGGATGGGGTGCAACTGGGGGCGGAGCTGCCGAAAGGCTGGGCGGGGGTGTTTACGCTGGACCGCGGGTCTTCGGCCGCGGATGATTTTATTGCGGCGATCGAGGCGGCGTATCTGGCGGGGCAACCGATCGGGGCTGGGAATTTGTACCAGTATGTTAATGAACCGGATGGATCGACCTCGACCTATCAATTCAGCGGGGCGGTGTTCAAGCTGGCATCCGCCGGGGCGTATCGGGGGGATGCGACGGTTGCGCAGAAATTGCAGTTTTATGCATCCAGCCGGGTGCGGGTGTGATGGAGCAGGTCATTACGGATAGGGCTGGGCGGCGTTTGACGCTGCGGAAGGTGGGGGTGCTGGAGACGGTTCGTCTATTCAAAGCGCTGGGGCCGGTTTTGTCCGCCAACGACGCCTATATGGGAATGGCGAGCTACGCGGTGGCGGTGGCGATGCTGGATGATGTGCCGCTGCCCTTTCCGGTGAATGAGGCCGGGGTTGAGGCGTTGCTGGAGAGGCTCGGTGCCGATGGTATCGATGCGGTTATGGGAACGGTACAGTTCCGGCCGGCTGAACAGGTAGCGGCCGAAGCGGGAAACTGAGCCGGCACCCTGCGCTAACTGATTGTTTATATCTGGTAAAGTGCGGGGTGCCGTATGAGGTGGCGTTCGAGCTCGATGAGGCGGAACGGTGGGCCTATGTCGTGGTTTGCGGGGAGCTGGATGGGCGGAGATTTGACTGGAACCGGATGGACTGGCGGGATTTGGAGTGAGTCGAGTGCCTTGCGGCTCGTTGCCTCATCATGAATTTTCAGCTAACATGACGATAAGCAGCATATCTTTCCTCTTTGGCTGATTTCATTGAGCAAACAATGAGAGTCTGACTCTTTTATGAGCCACTTTTTAATCTATTTTTCACACTGTTTGACCAACTATCCGTATCTCGGAGTTTTGGAAGCGGCTGCTCTGTATGCGTTGACCGATTGGCTCTCGCCACCTGTTTTAACCGCGAAAATTCTTTTCTCCATTTCCTGCCCAGGGACCTTAATTCTAGCTGGTTGGCTG